CTGCATTTAATGAAGCAGAAATAGACACTACAGAAGAACAATTAGAACTGGCTAGCGCAAGATTAGCAGTACAATCTGCAATGGCGTTTGCTAATGATAGGGGCGTCACATCAGAAGCAAGAGCTGCCTTAGCAGAAACACTTGGCATAAGCCAAAATGGTGTATCTGACATATTTAGAGATTTAGGTATAACTGATGCTTTTATGCAAGCAGAAATGTTTAGAAACCTTGAAAGAATAGGCGGTCGTGGTAACAACAATAACAACAATAATAATAATAATAATAATGACGACAGCAGCGGTGCTGGAGATAGAGCGCCAGAGACTGGTATTGGCGATAACAATTCCTTAATTGGCGGCGGTGGCGGTGCTTTATTTAACAGTCCAACAATAAGAACAGATAGTGGTCTTAATTTATCATCAACAGAAAACTTAGCACTTAGTGACGTAGCAAAAAATGTGCTACCAATGTTAGATTCTTTAGACCAATCAAATTTACGTTCATCCGCTGTACAGCAATTTTTAGGCGGCAGTACTCCTAATGTTGTAGTCAACATAGACCCTTCATTAGATGCTGAAGCACGCATAGATAAACAAATGGCTGACATAAATAACAGATTACAAACTGGAAATAGATTTAGGGTTCTGTAATGAGTATCACTGTAAATATTGGTGGTGCTAACTATGATGCTTTAGAAAATAAAGTAACTATAACAGACAATGCTGAAAGAAGGTCAGATGCAATCATACATATATTTGATGAAAAGACTGGCGGGAACTTTTTTAGTTTTGAACCATATCAGTCAGTCACTATTACAGATACAAATGGTCATGTAGCTTTTAAAGGCGTAATAATTAAACCAGTAGCACAGCTGCTAAGTCCTACAACACGGACATGGAAACTACAATGCACAGACAATCACTTCTTTGTAGATAAAAGAATTATTGCTAGGGGTTACACAACAATGACAGCTGGTGCAATAGTAAGAGATTTAATAACTAATGTATTTAGTGCTGAAGGTATAACTGCTGGAACTATAGATGACTTAGCTACAGTCGATAAAATGATATTTAACTATGTAAATGGGGATAGAGCATTACGAACATTATCTGAATATACAAATGCCGTTTGGTATGTTGATGAAAATAAAGCGTTACATTTTTATGAACGTACTTCTAACAACGCAAGTTTTGATGTCAGAAGCGCAGATGTTTTAACTAAACCAATGCCGTTTTTTGATAAAGCAAACTTTAAATACAGAAATAGCCAGTTTGTTACAAATATTAAAAACATTACGGATTCGCAACAAGAGTTTTTTATTGGAGATGGTACAAGACAGACCTTTAGTGTAGGTTATCCATTTCACGAAATACCAACAGTAAGAGTAAACACTGGTAGCGGTTATGTTGCAGCTACAGTTGGCATTAGAGGACTAGACACAAATAAAGATTATTATATGGCTTTAGGTTCTACAGAGTTAGTACAAGAATTTACAGATACCGCATTAGGTACTGGGCATTCTTTAGAAGTAACATATAAAGGTCAATATCAGTTAGTAGCATTAGCTAGGGATGATGCAGAGGTAGATAGAATACAAGCACTTGAAGGTGGCAGCACTACAGGTTTCGTTGACGCTGCAACTACACAATCGGGTATAGCTGGTACAGATGCTGGTATAGATGTTGCTGCTAGTTACTTAGACAGATTTGCACAAACAAGTACTCTATTAAGTTTTACCACAACAAAAAATACACCTTCTAGGTTAAGAGCTGGTCAAGTATTAGATTTTGAAATGAGTGACCAAGACATATCGGGTATATTTCTTATTGATTCAATTCGTATACGATTTAGAAATGGTGTTACTTACTATGACGTAAAGTGCGTTGCATCTCCGCCCGAATATACCTTTGAATCATTTATAAGAGATATAGACGACAAAATATCAGATGCGTTTATTGAAATATCAGAAAACATTGACACAGAAGAAGTTTTAGTTGTAAGAGCTGACGGTGGTACAGAATCTAGTACAATAACAGAAGCAGATACCGAAACAGTATTAGCATGTCCATTACCAAGTGGCACAACATTAGTTAGCGGAAGTTTAGTAGTATGTTAAATTGGCAAGGAAGTATAAAAATTAAAGCACTTGATGCTGACGGTAATGTCGTGCAAGAAAATACTATAAAAAATACTATTACAACAGCTGGTAAAAACTTGTTAGCAAAAGCTTTAAGGGAATCAACAGACTGCGAAATTAAATTTATTGCTTTAGGTTCTGATAGTACAGCTGCATCAACTTCAGATACAGCACTAGGTACAGAGACTTTTAGAAAAGCAGTTACTTCACAAGTAGCTGGTGGTAGTGGAGTTACTGTAACAAATCTTTACGTAGCGCCCGAAGAAGCAGTAGGAACAATTGCAGAGATAGGTTTCTTTAGTGGTAGTACTGCAAGTGCAACAACAGATAGTGGCACACTTTATGCAAGAGTTTTGTACTCACGAACCAAAACTGCGGTAGAATCTATACAGATAGAAAGGACAGATACTATTGGCTAATGTAGGCGGATATTATTCTCAAACAACTTGGCAAGCTGGTGTAACACCTCTTAGCGAAGCAGCATTAAATAACATCGATGCAGGAATAGAAGGAGTACAAAAACAAGGTGTATTCAAAAATGGTACTAACATAGCAGAGAACAAGACGTTACCGACTGGCGAGAATTATTTATTAATATCTCCAATAACAGTAGATAACACAAAGACTTTAAACGTACAAGGAAAGCTTAAATTATTATGAGTGAATTAAATGTAGATACAATAGCTGGTTCAACAGGTACTACGGTAACTGTAAAAACTGGACACACGCTGACACTTGTTGCAGATATGAATGCAGCAACAGCAAAGATTACAAACTTAGGAGACCCTTCATCGGCGCAAGATGCCGCAACTAAAGCATACGTTGACACACAGCTTCTATCTTTAGACACAATAGGGGAATTGACTAATGTAACTATTACATCAGTAGCTGATAATGAAGTACTTGCTTATGACAATGGCACATCAGAATGGATTAACCAAACTGCATCCGAAGCAGGTTTGGCGACAAGTGGTAATTTAACTACACATACATCATCAAGTTCTAATCCGCACAGTGTTACAGCTTCACAAGTAGGAGCAACAACAACAGCTAATAAGATACATGATTTTGCAGCGCCAACGAGCGCTTTAGCAATGAACGCGCAAAAAATAACAGGCGTAGCAGACCCTACAGCTGCACAAGACGCATCTACAAAAGCTTATGTTGATTCACAGGTACAAAGCAAAGATGCTTTATCAGAATTAAGCGGTAACACAGATGACGTATCAGAAGGTACGTCAAATCTTTACTTTACAAATGAAAGAGTAGATGACAGATTAAACGATGTTTTTCAAGATGGTAGTGGATTAACAGCTACTTATAATGATGGGTCAAACACTTATACATTAGATGTTGCTGGGTTAGTTGACGCAAATATAGACGGCAGCGCAGCAATAGCACAATCAAAATTAAACTTAGCAGTGACTACGTCAGAAATAGCAGCTGCAACTTTAGTAACCGAATCAGAAGGAATATCAAGTAATGATAATGATACGACTATACCAACTTCGGCAGCAGTTAAAGATGCTGTCGATACAGCAGTAGCTGCAATACCATCGGGTGTTAGTTTAGGTTTAGTTATAGCATTATCATAAGAAAGGAACATAAATGGCTGATACACTACATAGCGAACAGGGCGTTTTAGGGACAGGTTCTACTGCAATATTAGATGCAGTTGCTTCTTCAACGACCGAAACTGTAATAGGTATCTATTTAGCTAACATTAGTGGGTCAAGCGCTGACGTAACCGTTGATTTAAGTGTTACCAAATCGGGTGGTTCATTAAGAAAGATTCTTAATGATGTATCTCTTCCGTTTGGAGCAACTATTGAGATGAATACAAAGATTGTATTAGAAACTGGCGATACTTTACAAGGTTTAGCTAGTGCAGCATCAAGCGTAGATTTTAACATAGCTTATTTGAAACAAACATAAGGGGTATTTATGCCCTATATAGGCGGACAAGTTAATAACATAAAACAGAACATTGGTGTATATACACCTAGTGAAATACTTCAATTAACTAAAGATGGTCATTGGGGTGGCTCATTAGAACTTATACAAGAACAAACTTATTCAAGTGCAGTTTCATCAGTACAATTTACAGATATTCAAGAAGGTGTTTATGATACACACCTATTACAAATGGAAAATGTACAAGCTACAAATGACGCTACTAATTATTTTATATATTTTTTTGAAGATGGCGTAGGTTGGGAAACGGCAGGAGTTTATAATAATGCTAGGTCAATTATGGCAACTAACAATACTAGTAGTGAACAAAGGTCAACTTCAACAGCAGGAATATCTATTTTTGGTACAAATGACAACGACACAAATCACAAAAATAATGGATATATATATTTTTATGATTTAGGAAAATCAGATAGATATAATTTTTCAACATTCCAAACCTTTGGCAATGATTTTTATGAAAAAGGTTCGCACGTTGGTAGTGCTTTACTACCACAAGTTAGCAAGGTTACTGGGATAAGAATAGATATAAATGCAGGAAACTTTTCAAGTTTCACATTGAAATTATATGGAATTAAAAAAGTATGAGTAATTTAAGATATTTAAAAAAAGAAACAATGGGAAGTGCTGTTGCTAGTTTTTCAATTACTGATATTTTTTCAACTGATTATGATGTCTATTACATAAACATTCCAACACTTCATATGGCTAATCAAGTTAGTTTAAGAATGAGATTTATTAATGCAACAGGTAGTGTTTTAACTTCCGATTATAACTTGGCACAGAGAATATATTATTCGCACGCAGGTTTTGCAGAAAGTAAATTAACAAATCAATCTTATTTACAATTAGGATATTATGACACTGACGCTTTAGCTAGTGGAATGGGTGTATCTATGTATATTTACAATCCAACTGTTACCGGTAATAATACCTATATTCAAAGCCAAGCAAATTTTTATGAACA